CTTGTATGTACCGTCGGTGAAGAAAGAGAAAATCATAGATGAAGCTGTAGATGATAGCTTGAAGGGAAATTGAGGACCATCGACCCGTGTTATAGCGGAAGGGGTAGAAGTTGCGTAACCAGTGGCCACGCCCTCCAATGTAGGGCTTTTCAACTGCACTGTGTAATCAACAAATAGGTCTCCCAACACCGCAGTGGTGCCGGTACCTGTAACAGCATAGTAGAATGCACCCATATTGAAAAGGGCAGGGTCATACACAACATTCCCGCTTGAAGTAAATCGCCACTTGCTATCACAAGGGATAGTAAGGGAAACTGGAGCCCATGCGGGAGCAGCGACATTTGCAGGCAGATTGGCAAAGTCACCCCTTGAAGGTGGTGCAGCGTCACCAGCGTCAGCGTCCCATCCCAGCACCACACGTGACACCTGTGTGGTGGCACAAATGGGCACATACGATATCGTAATGGATGTGAACTTGAACTGATCGTAAGAACAGGCCAAAGTAGACAACCACGGGAACAAATTGACGTTGGTAGAACACACCTGAAGGTTGTAACCGCTAGTAGTAGCAGTGGAGCCACCAACAATGGAGCCGCCATTGACAGAAAACACTGAATTGGCATCCCCCACCGTGGTGAACATCTCTCTATGCGTTACAACGGCACCACCCTTGATGTTCGATATTTTGGGCTTCCGACCACGAACAACCACGGATTGTGAAACGGGAGCAGTGATAACACCAGGTCCTGCATAAACATGCTGTGCAAGTTTTGACTTAACCCCAGAATACATCTTGGAGCCAACCACTTTCTTAACACCTTTACGAACCTTCCCGAGTGCTCTTTTCTGTCCATCAGAAAGGACAAGATCTCCAGCTATCTCGACAACCTCCTCTATGGCAGGAGTATTGCGATCAACAAAATCAGCAGCAGAAAGCAGATATTTCATAGTTTTAGATGAGTTATGTATGGGATCCCTGTAACTCACACAGAGACTGTTCATTCGTGGGGACCTAACAAAGGTGGAGCCGTGCAGTCGTTCGGCATTTTGTTTAGCACGTAAATATTTACTCCATATTATGGAAACGTTTTGGTCCTTTTAACCCCACGAACCCCATTCCTAGTCAACCAAACGGAAGCGTGTTGGGGAGGTAGTCACCTTCCCCCCCAACCTGAAACGAGATTGTCATGTTATCGAAGTACCCCTCATATTCTTCTTGTTCATCTGGGGTAATTCCGAAAGCCGTATGGAAAGAGTCTCTTGCTTCAGCTGAAACAGGGCTGAAGTCTCTATCCATACCCTCCGATAAGTGGCGAGCATACCACGACATGTAATCCTTGACAATCGTTCCAGGCTTACCGTTACGAACGTACAAATGGTACAGGTTTTGCATCAGTGGAAGGCCTCCTGTCATACGTAGGCCGCCTTGTCCAACTGCGTACATCCAGTTCTTAAGTTGTTTGACTGATTGATATGGCATGAGCATGGTGGTGTCCTTCGATAGGACAGCTTTGGGAGATCGCACCATGATCCAGCGATTCCCATCAAAGATGGGTTTCGTCTGACAAAATTCAACATGTTCAAATTCATACACAGGGGCTTCTATCTTCATGTTGAATCCCATTCCATAGAACCAATCAAAACAACCGGAACTAAACGTCTCCAAATCACTCCTGTCCATGAACACAACACAGTCATCCCCATTGTTAGCTAGCTGTGC